GGATCGTACTGCTCCTCCGCATGCACGGTTTCTTTGTAGCGATTCAAGGAAAGATCGTACTTGTTTTCTGCAATCTCCTTAGCCGGCACGAAGAAAGCCTTACTCGTCCTGTCGGTATCCCGCTCCGAATCGCGAGTCTTCCAGCGTTGCAGTGCGTCGGGTAAATCGTTGTCTTGCACCGGGTCGCGCTTATCGTCTAGCGAAAAACCATCCGCCTCGACATCGTAGAAAAAGACCTCTTTCGTTTTCCCGCCTTTCGTGAAGACCAGAATGGCAGTGGACACACCTGCATAGGGCTTAAATACCCCCGACGGCAACGAGACGACCCCGTCGAGCTGGTTTTCTTCGATCAGCATCTTGCGAAGCGCCTGGTGTGCGCTGCTCGCACCGAATAGTACGCCGTCCGGAACGATGGTCGCCGAGCGGCCGCCGAGCCGTAGCATGCGGAGAATCAATGCAATAAATAGCAGCTCTGTCTTCTTTGTTTTCACGCGCGCGAGCAGCGCAGGCTGCACGTCACTGTAATCGAGGCTGCCCTTGAATGGCGGATTGGCCAGCACCAGCGAATAGCGGCCGGCATCCTCGGTGTGAGTTTCGGCGAGGCTGTCGCGGTAGGAGATATTGGCGCCTTCGACGCCGTGCAGCACCATGTTCATGGCGCCGATGCGCAGCATGGTCGGATCGAAGTCGAAGCCGTTGAACAGGCTTTCGTGGAAATGCCGTCGCAGCTTGTCGCTACGGAACAGCTCGGGATGGTGCTTGCGCAGATATTCGCCGACCGCGACAGGAAAGCCGCAAGTGCCGCAGGCGGGGTCGCAGAGCACGTCTTCCGGCTTCGGCTGTACCAGCTCCACCATGGTCGCGATGATATGGCGCGGGGTGCGGAACTGGCCGTTCTGTCCGGCGGTAGCGATCTTCGCCAGCATGTATTCGTAAAGGTCGCCCTTGGTATCCCGGTCTTCCATCGGGACCTTGTCGATCATGTCCACGACCTTCGCCAGCAGCGCGGGTGTGGGAATGGTGAAGCGCGCGTCCTTCATGTGATGGCCGTAGGTGGACCCGTTGCCACCGAGCGTGCGAAGAAAGGGGAAGACATGCTGGTCGAGGACCTCGTACATCTCCTTCGGTGCGAAGTTCTTGAAGTGCGACCACCGCAGGTCCTCGTACGGCCTGCCGCGCGCGTCGGTCCCCTCCGGGTACGCCCGGTGCTCGACCGGGGTCCGAAGACGACGCGCCCGATTCTCGGCGTTGATCTGCAGATCATCGAGCCGCCGCAGGAACAGCAGATAGGTGATCTGCTCGATCACTTCCAGTGGGTTGGAGATGCCGCCAGACCAGAAGGCGTCCCACACCTTGTCGACCTGGCTCTTGATGGTTCCGGTAATCACGATCAGTTCCTCTTCCAGGGAGCGCTAGGGACCGCACGTCCGCGGCTCCAATTCCCAACTAACTTCTGGCTTCTTAGAATCTTCCTGCCAATTGAGACGCACGAGCTCGGTACCGAGTAACGGCTCAGTTACGCTTGGCGCACATACACAGGCCTGCAGTACAGCCTCGAGAGGCTCCTCAGAATTCACGGTCCCTCCACTTACTAGAAGGCGGTGCGCTCAAATCCCACTTCTCCTGAAGTACAGACGTATAGACCTCGAGCAACGTAACCAGAGCGCCATACGGTAACCCGAAAAGGTGAGTTGCACCGCTCATACGACCAAGGGCGCCTTTGAGAGCTACTTGCGGCTTATCGCACATTCCTCAGCACCGGACCGCTCAGGCTACCCGCGCAGTTGCTCGCCAGATACCAGGCATTGGCCCGGGCCAGCGAGGCGGCCGGCACCTGTTCGCCCAGAAGCGCCAGCCCCAGCGGATACAGGGCCCCACAGCAGGCGCCCGTCCGGAAATCCGCCCCGCACACAAGCGGCAACGCGGGGCGAGCGATTGGGCGGCCACCTTCGGAGCCGGTTTCTTCGCCGCCGGTTCCTCAGCCGCCAGCGGTGGAGACGCCCGTTTCAGCACCTGTCTCAACGGCGCCTGCCGAGCCCGCAACGCCGCGCGAGACGGCGAGCGTTCAGCAGCCGCCATCCGGGGCTCCGGCCGTCCCTCGAAGCCCTGCGCCGCCAGGGGGGGACCGCCTGACGGCACCCGATGTCCGGTCACCGCTGTCCACGGAGCCGGCGCGCCCCGGTGAAGGGTTGGGTACCGTCCCCACATGGACACCGAAGACCGCCAGGTCGTCGACAAGGCCGTCGCCCAGCTCCTCGAGGACAACGGGATCCAGACGATCACCTCGGTACATTGCGAAGTTCCCGAGTCGCGGCGTATCTCGATCAGCCCCGGGTCACGAGAGCTGCGCGCCGATCGCATCAAGGCGCTGGCTGCGCGGGGCGAGCTTTAGGGTTGCGATGCAAGGCGCGGACCGCTGTCGGCGGACTCACGGAAGCCCTCGCTGTCGGTGGTGAACGTCAGCGTCGTTCCGCCAACCTGAAAGGACGACATCAGTTGGGCCACCTGCCGAAGGCGCCGGGCGCGCTCGGACGCGTCGTCGCCGCGCCACTGATCCCGCCGCCGGTGACGATGCGCTCGATCTCAGCGTCGACCATCGGCAGCACCGCCTGGCGGATCTGGTCCAGGTCGGCGCCGCTGTAGCTACCTGCCGTGCGGCCGTTGACGTTGACGTTGATCGTGCTCGTGGTCCCGCTCGGCGCGGGCGTCCCGCTCGGCGCGGGCGCCCCGCTGCCAGCGGTTGGCCCGAGTCCGCCACCGCCGAGACCGTTGGCGATACGCGCGTCGACCTCGGCCTTCGTCGAGGTGAGCGTGCCCATCTCCTTGAGCGCGTCGCGCGCCTTTTCCAGCGCCGTCTGGCTACGCTCAGCCGCGTCGGCGCCCAGGTTCAGACCCGCCTGGTAGTCGGCCGCCGCGCGCTGCGCCGCCTGCGCGTCGAGCGCGAGCTGATTGGCCTCGTCGAGCCGATGCTGCGCGGCGGTCTTTTCCTTGGTGTCCTCGAGGTCGAGCTTGTCCAGCACGCGCTGCAGCGCGTCGTCTTTGGCCTGCACCAGCCGCGCCGCTTCCTGGAGCGGGAACAGCTGGTCCTCGAGTTTTCTCTGCGTCTCGTCGAGGTCGGCGAGTCGGGCTTCGCGCGCCAGGTCCTCGGCCTGCTTCTCGCGCTGGACGGCGCTGACGGCCAGGTTGGCCTGGTCCGCGGCCAGCTTCTGGTCGGGTGCCTTGTTGAGGTACAGGTCGGTCAGCTGCTGGCGCAGCGCGCCGAGGTCTTCCTGGGGCGCCTCGCCGCGGCGGCGGCGGGCGAGGTCGGCGACCATGCGGTCCTGGATGATCTGCTCCTGCTCGGTCGTGACCTGCAGCGCCTGGTTCGCGGGCAGCGCCGCCTGCTGGGCAGCGATCAGCGCGCGGCGCGTCTCGAGGTTGTCGCGCGAGGCCTGGACGATGCGGTCCTGCAGGTTGGCCTCGTCGAGCAGCTTCGGCGCCATCTGGCCCTGCAGGTCGAGCTCCTGCCGCTTGTAGTCGGCCAGCTGGCCGGCGAAGCTGAGGCGGCGCTCGTCCTCGCGGATCTGAACCGCTGAAAGCTGGCTCTGAGCTTCGATTTGCGCGCGGCCGGCGAAGTCGCCCGCTTGCTGCGCCTGCAGCCCGAGCAGGGCGCCTTGCTGACGCCGCGGCAGCTCGTCGAGGGCTTTCTGGGCGGACGCGCGCTGGTTCTCGAGCCCTGGCCCCTGTTGATTCGCGATCTGCGTGAGAAAATCGCGAATGGCCGAACCTTCGGTCTTGAGCTTCTGCTGGGCCTGGTCCGAGACGTACTGCTGATAGGCCTGTTGCTGGGCCGTCTGCTCGGCAGTGGTGAACAGCTCGAGAGGCGACTTGGCGATGAGCGGGTTCGGGCCGACGGCGCGCTGGGCGACCGCCGACTGCGCGCTCGCGCCGACGTCGCCGCGGGCGATGCTCGTTGGGTCCTCGAGCGAGCCAGCGAAGCCCACCAGGCGGAAGGCGGCGGTGTTGGCCTCGAGGCCCAGCTTGGCGAGGTCCTGCGTAGCCTGGCCGAGCGCTTTCTGCGCGTCGCCGACGGCCGCCGCCCAGGCCTGGGCGGCCGCCGTTGCATCCGCGTCGGCTTTGTCCCTGGCCGCCTGCAGCTGCGCGATCTGGGCCGCGTTGTTGTCCCTGGCCATGGCGGTGCCATAGCCGCCGCCTTCGAGCGGCACCTGCTGCGGGTTCGTGTAGTCGATCGACGCCGCCTGCCGCAGCGCGTTCTGCAGGGCGTCGGCAGCGTCGCTCTGGACCTTCTCGGCCTGCGCCTTGGCATCCAGCAGTGGCGCGGCCGCGTTCGGGTTGTTGGGGTCGCGGCCCGCCAGCAGGACCTGGCTGCCCGCGATCGTGGCCTGCGAATCGGCGATCTGTTTCAGCTGTGCCGGCGTCAATGCCTGGATCTGGTTTTCCGAGGAGCCGCCCACGGCGCGGGCGACATCCAGCGGTGTGCCGGCCAGGCCAATGTTGCGCAGGGCTGTGCTCTGTCCGCCGCTATCGACGTACTGGAGGAAGGCGGCCTGGCGAGCGTCCTGCTGCTGGGGATTGTCGCCCAGCAGCAGCGACAGCCGACTCGCCGTCGAGGTCATCAGCTGCAGCTGGTTGGTGTCGAAGCCGTAGCGGGACTGCAGGAACGCCGCGTCATTCAGGTACCCAAGATGCTGGGTCGTCGTGCCAGCCTGATCGGGAGCGTTGGCCTGGGCCCTGGCCAGGGCGACGACCGACGTCGACTGCTGGCCGTACAGCGCGGTGGTCTCGCGGACGGAGCGCTCCAGCGCCACCTGGCCGTCGACCAGGTCGACGATCGCCTGGTGGGCCAATCGTGCGGCGCCGGCGATGACGCTGATGCCCAGCCCCACGCCGAGCAGCGCGGCACTGGCGCGGACCAGCGTGCTCTCGCTGAGCGAAAAACCCTTCTGCAGCTCGCCCGCGGCTCTGGCGGCTGCCTGGGTCGGGGTGACGATCTCCGCGGCCGCCGCGGCGGCGCGTTTGGCGCCATCGGCCGCGGCGCCGTTGGCCGTGCCGAGCGCTTTGGCAGCGGCTTCCGCGGACATCCCCGAGCGCTGCAGCATGTCGCCCCAGCTCTCGGCCGAGCCGCGCTGTGTCTTGGCGAACTTCGCGGCGAGCTCGTCGAGCTGCTCGCCCGTGGCGCGCGCCTGCTGCTCGACACCCTGGAGGCCGACGGTCGCGTCGCGGGCAGCCTGCTGCGCCCCCGAGGCGTCGCCCGAAATACGAACTCTGAGGTCTGCGATGTCCACTAGCTCGCCTCAGCTCCGCGGTGTGTGGCGCTCTCGGCGCGCGCGCGCAGCACGAAATCCGCCGCCTGACGCCACGAGGGATCCGCGTTCGCCGCCTCGAGCATCGAGCAGCCGAGCTCCTCGGCTACGCGTTTGAGCCGCATGTACGCTCCGAACCAGGCCGGCGCTTCGCCTAGGCCGCCGCTGGTGGCGAGGTAGCGGGCAAAGAGCCGTCGCTGCCTTTTCCCAAAGGGCCCTGCTCCTGGACCTCGAGCGCCGCTTTCTCGGCCAGCCGCAGGAAACGGGTCGGCACGTGGTGCTGCTCGATCGCTTCGCGCGTCACTGGGATGGGTTGGCCGTCGGCGTCCTGGAGCTCCCAGGACACCAGCATGCGGGGCAGGACCTCGACGAAGTAGTCGCGGCCCTTGAGCTCGCCGAGGCGTTCCCAGACCGTCTCGTCGAACTGCTCCTCCCAGAGCACCCGACACTCGAGGCCGACCGCTGAGCCGCCGACCTGCACCTGTGCTGGCTGCGTCTCGTCGAGCAGGTCTTGAACCTTGACTCCCATCAGAGGCTCGCCAGGGTCGTCATCACGGTGACCGTGAGCGCCTTGCCCCAGGTGCCGTCGTGGACCAGCGGCATGTTCCAGCCGATGGCGTACACCGCGTCGTGGTCCTGGAATGGGTCCGGCTTGCCGAGCTTGGTGGCGAAGTCGAACTTGATCGAGTAGCTGCTCGCACCCGCGATCAGCGGCCCGCTGCACTGCAAACGCACGAACTTGGTGTTGCCCGCGCGCGCATCCGTCAGCAGCGCCATGCCGTTGGCGTCGGCCTCGACGAGCGCATTGAGCGCTGCGCCAGGGGCTTTTTCGACAACCGCGGCGAAGCTGGACTGCGTCGAGTCGACCGTCCACAGCGGGTTGTATTTCTCATCCCCGAAGCCCAGGCGGTACTTGAGCAGGCGGCCGAGTCGTGTCGTGCCGAGGCCGGCGCTGGTCGTGTCGACGAAGCAGTCCACCTGCTTGGGCAGCACGGGGACCAGCGTCAGCGTCGTCGGCGTGGCTGTCAGCGTGATGCCGTCGCTGATCGCCTGGCCCATCATCGTGCCGTCCAGGTCGACGCTCTGGCGATCGCCGGTGAGGCCCAGGTTCGAAAACAGCCCGTAGGCCCACTGCATCGCGCGCACGCCCGAGCCCTGCTGGATGGTGAACGTCTTGAAGGCGTCGGCGGCGGTGCTGGACGGGTTGAAAACCCAGGTGTAGGCGCCGTCGGCGTTCGGGCCGGTGATCGTGGCCGCACCCAGCAGCGAGCTGAGCGGGTAGACGATCTCGGTATAGGTCGGCTTGCCGATGACGCGGCCGCTGTAGAGATCTTTGCCTGCAGCTGCGACCGTGGGGAACTTGTTGCCTTCGGGTCGGAACATGTCGATTGAGAGGTCGACTGCCGACTGCATGAACAGCGACTGCAGCAGCTTGTTCGCCGGGACTGCAGTTCCAGAAGTCGCTTCGACTCCCAGCTGGATCGTTTCAAAGACTGTTGCTCGCTCGGCCACGATTGGCCTCCTTGGGTGGTTGGTTGGGTTAGTTAGCTGGTGGTGAACAGGCGGAAGACCCCGCCTGAGTGCCGGTACTGGACGCCGCTTTGGACTTCGGCGAGTCGGAAGGACTGCTCGCGAACGCAGCCCCAGGTGGTGCCGTCAGCGCCCGATCCGCTCTGGCGGTGGAGCAGGGCGTCGATACGCGAGGCGGCGCTCGCCAGGGCCGCGTAGCTCTGGGTCTGGCCGACGGCTCGGACCAGGAAGAGCAGGTTCTCGAAGATGCGGTAGGCGCCGACGACCATGACGTCGCGTGCGGTCTGCTGTCCGATCACGATGCACGGGAAGGACGCGCTTTCCGGGGCAACGTCGACGTACACGCCCGTGATGCCAAGGCCGGTCAGCGTCGCGTCATTGGCGAGCGTGGCCACCAGCCACCGCTCGGCGGCGTCCGAGCCGATACCCGTGCTCACGAGCCCGCCTCGTGCGGGCGCCCATTGGGGACACCCCAAACCCCGACGTTGGTCTCGCGAAGGGACCACCCTCGGGGGTACGGGGACGAAGTGCCCCGATATCGTCTCCCTCGGGGGTTCGGGGGCGAAGCGCCCCGATGTCGTCTGCTCACGTCCAGCCCTCCCAGGTCTCGAGCCACTTCTGGAGCGGCAGGTCGGGGTCGATCGCCTCCAGCGCGGGCGTCAGAAACGGTTGGGCGGCCATGTGGATCGTGCCGTACTCGACGTACGCCGCGTACTCCATGGGCGCCACGACGAAGGCCTCCAGGTCGCTCGAGGGCACCGGCGCCGGCGCGATCTGCGCGGCTGGGTTGAGGCCCTGCGCCACGGCAGTGTTGGCGTCGTAGTCGGAGCCGTCCGCGGTGATGGCGCTGATGCTGGACTTGAGCGCGCCGGTGTCGACGGCCACGTTCTGCTTGGCCGCGGCCTCGACATCGAACGCGAGCTTGGCCACGGCCTGGGCGCCGGCCGCGGCGCTCGCCGCCTCGAGCTGGGGCAGGCGGTTGAGCGAGATCTGGATGTCCAGGGCGGGCATCAGCGGACGTCCTGTTGCTCGAGCAGCTCGTCGAGCTTGGCTTCGATCCGATCGCGATGGTCGGCACCCGCCAGCGACAGGGCGTGCTGGGTCAGAAAGCCGAGCAGGAAGGTGACGATGGTCGTGCCGGTATTGATCGATAGCTGCCAACCGTCGCTGTACTGGAACAGCGGCCCGGTCAGCGCCCAGCCGATAACCACCAGACAGGCGACCAGGAAGGTGCGCGCGTGACGCGTGACGCGGACCGATTGCCCGGCAATGGCGTCGACGAAGCGGTCCATCTATCTAGCTGCCCCCGATCTGGCGGCAGATGCAGCGGTGCGCCAGCTCCCAGGGGCCGCGCGAGCCGAAGCCGAGGATCTCGAGGACCGTGCCGTCGGTGAACTTCAGCCGGTCACTCTGGCGGACCGCGGTGTTGGCGGGCAGGATGACGGCGTAGCCGGTGATCGCCTCGAGCGTGCCCGCGATGAGCTGCTCGTCCTGGGGCTGCAGGTCGTCGCGGCGCGCAGCGACGGAAAACGCCGTCGGCCAGGTGACCGTCTGGCCGCCCTGGCCATCGCTGACCGGCGTGTTTCTCAGCACCTGGACGGTCTCGGGCAGCGACCCAGTGACGGTGGCCGTCATGGCGGCGATCTCCGCGGCGTTCAGGCTCACCACTCCCACCCAAACCCGACATAGGGGTAGATGCCGGCGGTGTCGCCGTAGGTGTCCGAGCGCGTGTCGTGAGCGACCTGAGCGCGTGCCCGGCGGCGGTACTGGTCCGCCAGATCGCGCAGCGCCTGCGCCTTTTGCGAGCGCTTGAAGCTCTGGCCGTCCGTACTGAAGTCGAAATCCAGTGCGACCTTGGCCGCCCAGGCCTCGAGCGCGTCAGCGGCGCTTCCATACAGGTCGTAGATCTTCCCCGTGATGCGCAGCGGCCAGAGCTGGCCAGCGGCGAACGTCCAGTGACCGACGAGCTCGTCGGTGGTCTGTGGCGTGACGATGTTCCAGGAGGGGTCGACGATCTGCCAGTCCGACTCGAAATCACCATAGCCGGAGTAGAAGTCGAGATACTGGACCTGCGACCCGCTCTGAGTGACGGTCACCTCGGGCTGCAGCACCGCGTACCGCAGCACGGTCTGGCGCGCGTCGAGGAAGTTCTGGACGTCCTGGTCGGCGAACGCCGCGGCGCTCGGGTCGCTGATGAGGGTGCGCAAGCGGCCGATCAGGGTGGCCATGCTGGGTCGGACGGGCATCTACGTGAGGTCCCCGCCCAGATATGGATAAAACAGCGAGGAAGAGGCTCCGCGCGGCATAGCTCAGGCGGTCTCCTCCACGCGTACGTCGGCGGTGCCGACGGCGACGATGGCGTACCAGGCATCCTCGCTGGCGTCGTCGACCAGACTGGCGCCCGCGGCGATCGGGATGCCCGTGGCCGTGGTGACGCTGGCGCCGCCCACGTAGATTGGAGCAGTGGAGTTGTTGGCGATGACGAGCTTGCAGCGCGCAGAGTTCTCCGCCTGCAGGAGCGTTGCGGTCGTAGCGACGGTCACTGCCGTCTGGGTGCGTGTCCCTGGCATGAGCTTTGTCTAGTGCCACCTTTCAATCTGGTCGAGGACCTCGACCGTGTGGAAACCGCGATTGGTTTTCTGCTTGCCCCAGTTGCGCAGCTTCGCGTGACCGCTCAGCATCTCGGCGGGCGGGACCTCGACGATGGGCAGGCCCGCGGCCGTCAGGCGCAGGCCGAAGTAGACGTCGTGGCCGCCGTACTCACAGGCGCGCTCGATCTCCTTGACGTCGACCTCCGCTGCCGCTCCGACACTCCACCCTCGGGGGTTCGGGGACGAAGTGCCCCGATGTCGTTTGGTGAGCTGGATCTGGCGATCGGAGCGGAACCAGGGCTCGGTCGGATCGAGCTTTTCGAAGGTGCGGCGCGGAATGAGCGCGCAGCCGAGACCGCTGCACCAGGGTGCGCCGTCGGGCGCGTGCAGCACCGAGCTGTGCGAGGGGCTCTCGCCGACGGGGTAGTCGAGCACCGCCATCGCGGCGCCAGTTCGCTGGAGCTCCTGATGCAGTCGCTGCAGCGCGCGCCGCCGCGGGACCATGTCCTCTTCGACAAACCAGATCAGGTCAGGCGTGTGTGCGAGCGCTCGCCGCACGACGTCGTTGTGGGCGTCCGGAATCGGCAGATCGTGCGAGACGATCCACCACGGCGAGCTCGCCGGCCGCAGCTCCGGCCCAGCGCTGGCCACGTTGGCGTGGACGGCTTCGACGGTGCGGCTGTGGATGAGCCCGCGGGACGGCGTGACGACCAGATACGTCTGCATCAGTCTTGTCCGAAGTCGGAGGGCCCTCGGGGCGCCAGCGGTTGCAGCTCCGCTGGTGCTCGAGGGCCGGTCCGAGCTCTGGAAAAACTAGGTGTTGACGACGACACCGATCGACGGCCGCAGGGCGACGATCCCGTACAGGATGTCGAAGGCGACGCGGACGCCACGGTTCGACATGTCGTACTGGTAGAGCACCCGGATGGCCAGGCCACTCTCTTCGTCGACGATGACCGAGGCCTGCACGCCCGAGCCGGGCGGTGGCTCGCGGAACGGCCGCGTGGCCAGCAGGATGGCGTCCTTGTGCAGCGCCAGGCACTTGGTCGTGACCGGCGTGCCGGCGACCGTCGGTGCCAGCTGCGACGTGAAGACGTCGAAGCCGTACAGGCGGCCGATGGCGCCCTCGGCGATGGCCTTTTCCTGGCTGTACGCGAAGTAGGTGGCCAGGTTGGCATCGCCGAGCACCGCGATCTCGTCCTTGTCCGAGAGCACCAGCGTGCGCTCCGTCATCGGCGCCTTGGCGTCGTTGAGCGTCTTGCGCGCGGAGCGGATCACGGCCGCGGTGATGTCGGTGCCAGCCGTGCCGATCGGGCCGCCGGTCAGGTTGGCGTACTGCGCCAGAAGGTCCGTCTCGAGCTGCTCGGCGATGGCGATCGCGGCTGGCTGGACGTAACGGTCCATCAGGCTCGAGCTGGCCTGGGCCGAGGCGTAGTCCTCGACAACCATGTCGACGGTCTTGAAATTCGAGAGGGTGACGCTGACGGTCGCGCCGCCAGTCGGCTGAGCAGGTGAGACCGCTGTGTTCTCAGATTTGCTCTGCACCGCGAAGGTGCCCGGATAGGGGATGTTGAGTGTTTTGCCTTGCCAGCCCGGCTCGAAGTCGGTGTCGCGCGCGACGCGCTTGGCCAGGACGATGTTGGCGCGCAGCACGTCCAGCGCTCGCTGGGCCCACGCCTGGGGAATAAAACCTGACGTGTCCGCCAGTGTTCGCGTGATTGTTGCCATGTGAGGTTTGGGGCTTCCTTAGTGGGATTTGGTTGCGGTGGTTGTTGTCTTCAGCCTTCGACGATGCGGCCCTCGCGCATGGCGGCCATGATGGCCTCGCGATTGGCGGTCCAGAAGGCGCGGTCGGCGATCTGCGAGGTGGTGAAGGAGCTGCCGCTGCGCACACCCGTGCGGGCGGGGTTGGTCGCGCCGACGTGCGGCGATCGATTCGTTCCGCTCTCGCCGCCGAGCAGGTACGGTTTGGCTTTCGCCAGGTCGCCGAGCAGTTTTTCTAAGTTGGTCGGCTCGCCATCTTCGTCGCGTTCGATGCTCCTGGCATCGATCAGCGCGGTGGCATCGGCGGGATCCGCGAAGCCGAGCGTTGAGGCCTCGGCGATGAGCAGAGCGCGGGTGATGCGTTGGCTTGCCTTTTCGCTGGCGGTGCGAGCGAGATCCTGGGCCTCCTGGGCCGCTTTGGTGAGCCGCTCGGTCTCGCTGAGCTTGGCGTCCTCGAACTCTTTGACCTTGCTCTTCAGCTCGCTGGCTTCCTTGCGGTGGGCCGCCGCTTCAGCGCGCAGTTTGGAAACGTAGTCCGCGTCGAACGTCCTGGGCTCCTGGCCTTGAGAAACGTCGCCGGCCCCCGCGGTTGGGGATGTGTCCGTGGTGCCCGCCTGGGGCGATGTTTGGGTGGTCTCGGTGTCCGGCACCTTTGAGGCGCTCCCTGGGGTTGCGCGAGGCACAAAAAAAGACCGCCAGCCCACAAGGGGCGGCGGCCGATGGGTCGCGCGGATTGCGCGCGGAAGTTAACGGATGCGGGTCAGCTTCTCAAGCCCCGTTGCCGCTCGGCGTCCGTGCCTACGCGCGCGCTCAGCAAGCGCGAGCAGAGCTGCTGCAGGCGTCGGTAGTCAGCACGCCAGCGACGGGCCGTCAGCTCCACGCCGATGAGCAGGCCGAGGCCGCCCGTCAGCAGGGCGACGGCCAGGGTGCGCATCAGGTCTAAGCGAGCGCCGACGTCGGTCATCTACCTATCAAGCCCCCGCCACACCCGAGTAGACGAGCGCGACGTGGTCGTCCTGGTCGACGGGGATTACCTGCAGCCCATGCAGTGAGACCAGCGGGCCAGTGTCGCGGCCGTGCAGCCCGTGCAGCTCGGCTTCCAGGTCCTGCTTCTGCCTGCGGCCGAGCTCGATCGCGGTGGGCCGCTTGTGCTCGCGCGTGAGCTGGTCATGCTGGGCGACCTGGCGCTCGATCTCGTCGCGGGCGCGCTCCATCGTGAAGGGCCCGAGGTCGTTTTCGGTGCTCATGCCCAGAAGTCTAGGGTTTAATCCAGAGAGGCCAGGACCTCGTAATTCGGCCGGCGGTACAGCGACGGGCCCCAGCGCGTGTCCTCTTTGCGGCCCACCAGGTCGACGAGGGACAGCTCGCCGTCGTGGTAGGCCTGCCAGGCGGCTGGGCCGAGGATCGTGCGCTGGCGCTCGTCTGAGAGCGTCCTGAACACGTCCGGGCCCGGCGTCACACTTGCGCGTGTCTCGCGCACACCTGAGACGCCCAGCTCGGCCCAGGAGGCCGTCAAGGGGATCGGCGAGCAGCGGCACATGATGTGGCTGACGAACTCTTCCTCGAGCGGGTGAATCGAACCATGCCGCGCCCAGCAAATGACGCACGTGCGTTCGTCGAGCTTGGCCACCCAGATCCAGCCGCGCACGACGTTGGCGTTCGCTCGGTAGTTTTCCAGAGCGGCGCCGCGGTAGGCACGCAGCGTCTCGTTGCGACTGATGACGAGCGCGCGGGTAAGGCCCATGCCAACCTGCCGGCGGACGACGCCAGCGATCGCGCGCGGATTCTGGCCGGTCACCAGCCCGGTGAGCAGCGCGCGGCGGGTGGCCAGCGAGGCCTCGGGGCCGAGCTCGGCGAGCAGCTGGCGCAGGGGGCTGCCGTCGCTGAGCGTGCCGACCAGCTGCCGCAGCGCCGCGATCGGCGCCGCGGCGAACGAAACCGTTACAGCCGGCGGATTGAATGGCAGCGCGATCTGGAGCAGCTGCTCGGCGTGCGCGCGGGCTTGATAGATGGCCTCGGACTGGGCGCGGGTGATCGTCGCGTCGGCGTAGGCGGCGAAGCGGGCGATCTCCGCCTCGACCTGGTTCAGCAGCTCCTGCAGCCGTCCTTGCTGAAACGCCCAGCTGATCCCTGGCTGCTGGCCGGCCTCACGGGCCGCCTGAAAACGCGCCAGGAGTGTGGCGAGGCGGTCGCGGATGACCAGCCAGGCGTCGGCGTAGGCGCGCACCAGGTCGGTCGCCGCGGAGCGCTCGAGGCGCAGGAGCGCGTCCCGAAACGCGAGCTGGGCCCGCTCGAGCTCGCTCTCCATCTACCGGGCCGCGGGCGGAAAGACGACCCAGGCGGCGATTGCCAGGGCCAGGGTCAGCGACGTCCACATCACCAGATCGAGCACCGCGGCGATCGCGCGATTGAGCCTCATGCCGCGGCTTTCTTCACCAGGTCAGCCGGCGCCTGCACGTACTTGAGGATGGCCGCGTCGAAGATCTCCTGGGCGATGCGGAACGCCTCGTCGGGGTCGCGGTGATAGATCTTCACCTCTGGCTTGACGAGGCCCTTGCTGTCGATGCCGAGCTCGACGCTGCTCTGGCCGATCGCCAGCTCGAAGATGCCGACGGCGCCGTCCACGGCGGCGATCGCCGGTGTTTCGCGCGAAACATTCGCCCGGCGTGGCACTTTGCGGCGGCTCATGGGCGTGGCTCCAGGTAGCTGGCGACGCGGATGTACTCGGTGCAGCGCAACTCGGGTCGGTAGCGGACGGGGTAGTACGTGGCCCAGCCGTTGGCCACCCGGATGTTCAGGAAGGCCTGCGCGTCACGCCAGATCGTCCGATCCGCCTCGGCCGGCAGCGCGTCGAGGACGGCGATGAGGTCGGGGAACCGATCGGCCTCGACCGTGGCACTGCCGCTTGTGCTCACCGTCTTTCGGAACGTGATTGGCTCGACCTGGGGAGTGAGGTTCATCGGACGGATCCCGCGAGCTGCTGCAGCGCCTGCCGCGCGGCGGCTCGTGCGACGTCGCGTGGTGCGCCCTCGGCTCTGAGCTTGCGTTCGGTGCGTTTGGCGGCGGCCCGCAGCTGGCGGCGTCGCTCGGAACGGGTGAGCCGCATCATTCCGACACCGCCTTCTCCTCGAGCCCCGCCACGGCAAGGGAGAGCCGTCCGAGACTCTCACCGATCCGCTCGGGGTCGTATCCGAACTCCTCGATGGCATCCTCCACCGCGCGTGCGGCTTCCAGCAGCTCTTTCACTTCGGCGTAGTCCACGAGACAGACCGTGATCTCTGCAGTCGCCATCACTGCGCCGCCGCCTTGCCGTTGGCCCGGCCATCAGCGCCAAGGCCGTCGCCCTGGTCGAACGCGTCCAGCGCCCGCTGGGCCACGCTCGCCGCGGCCGCGTCCTCGTCGCCCTTCTTCGTCGCCTCCTGGTCGGCGTCGTAGCCCAGCTTGGCAATCAGCGTCGAACGTGAAACGCCCAGCTGCTCCTCGAGCAGTGCCGTCTGGACCTCCTGCATCGGATCGGTCGGCAGGACGTCCTGCCACTGCAACGTCGTGCGCAAGTCATCGCCGAAGGCGGCCATGGCCAGCAGGCGGCGGTTGATCTCGATCAGCAGCTCGCCGTACAGCAGCCGCTTGGTCTCCGTGCGCGCGATGAGCGGGGCGTACAGCACCTTCAGCGCGAGCGAGCTGAGCTGGCCGACGTTTTCGACCTTGCCGACGGCGACCGGCGGCAGGTCGCTTAGCTCGTGGATCGCCTCGTCGATGCGCCGATCGATCAGGTCGACGAAGGCGCCGTCGCTCTGCATCTCCAGATTGGCGATGCTGGCGTCCTTGCCGGGCAGCACGATCGTCGCGTCGATCGACGTCTCGAGCTCTTTGGCGTTGAAGCCCTTGCCCCAGGTGCGGGGGTGGGCATGGAAGCGGATGATGCGCAGCGCGTTGCTCAACAGAAAGTTGCGCTGCTTGTTCAGGTCCAGGACGTCAGGCTCGAGATCGCTGATGCCGTAGTACTGGTTCGGCGCGGGCAGGTTCTGACAGTCGACGACGGCGCTGAACGGCCACGGCCAGACCTCCTCTTTGATGGTCTGCCAAGCACGATCATCGGGCCCCTTCTGCTGGTCGAGGATGTTCCACCGCTCGCCGTCGCGCTGGTGCAGCTGGCGGTAGAGCATCGGCTTGCCCGTCCGCGGATCGTTCCCAACGTAGCTGATCTCGTACGCCTCGACGAGGTCCAGATCGTCAGGATCCCAGGTGACGTCGACCGTCGCCGGGTCCAGGATGACCAGCCGCGGCAGCTCGCCCGTGAGTGGCGTCGGGCCGGGCACGATCTTGACGAAGGTGTGCCCCGTGACGGCGCCGTTGAGCCCCAGCTTCATGAGCGTGATCGCCTTCTTGTTGGCGGTCCAGACGCCGTGCTGGGTGATGGTGCCGTCGGCGTTCTTCACGCCCGACAGGTACTGCCCGGCCGCTTCCATGCCCTCGAGATCGAAGCCGACGTCGCGGCCGAACAGGAAATGCACGCTGGTGTTGGCGATCGTCCTGGCCTTGTTGACCTTGACGTTGTCGTTGGTCCTCGAGTTGTCCCGATTTCGAACGGGCCGCAGCGTGTCCGGGAAATTGCCGTAGTAGCTCTCCCAGGCGCGTTTGATGCGCAGCAGGCGCTGCTGGCGCTCCTGCTCGTTGGTCTGCTGATAGACAGTGGTGAGTGGTCCGGGTGACGTCATGGGCGTTGGCCCTCCTAATTCCAAAGGTCAGGGCCGTAAGCGACGTGCCCGAGCAGATCGAAGTGCGCGACCAGGTAGCGGCTGGCGTCCATGCCGTGGTCGTCGCGTTTGAGTGGTTCTTCGCCCTTCTTGCGCCCGGCCGAGGTGTCCCAGACGTAGCCTTCGACCTCCTCCTCGGTGCACGTGGGCTTTCGAGCGTCGACGAGCTCCTGGTCGCGTTCGACGAGCGAGTCGCGCAGGAGCACCAGCCGCGGCTTGCCATCGCCCGCGGCTCGGAGCCGCTCGGCGACGGCCTGGATGCCAGGCGAGACGGCCTTGGTGGCGCCGATCGTCGACAGCCCGAGTTTTCGCTCGAGCGTGGCGCGGTCCTCGGCGTCGTGGTCGCAGATGATGGCCTGGGGCGGCGGCTCGGCGTTCTTGAGTCCCCAGTCGGCCTGGCCATCGCCATTCAGCGCGCCGACGGCTTTGAGGATGTCGCGCGCGTGGTCCTCGACCAGGCGCCTGGTCATGTAGATCTCGCGATGCCGATACAGGCGGCCGTCGGGGTCTTCCGCCCAGGCCTGCCAGACGAACGGATTCGTGTAGCCGAAATCGACGCTCCAGTAGCGCGGCCATTCGCGCGGGATGGGAAAACGGTCGACCAGGTGGCGCTGGCGGTCCCAGCCGTCGTAGACCATGCCTTCGGCGGCGGCCCACACGCCCAGGCGCAGGCGTAGTTTTCTGACGCCACTGAGCGCGTCGAGCTTGGCGATGTAGGTGGCGCCGAAGTCGGTCCAGGCCTGCTTCAGGCAGTCCCAGAGGGTCGGGTTGTCCTCGTGGCGGCTCTCCAGCATCGACGCGCGGCCGCTGTCGGCGCGCTGCTTGAGCCAGTGGGTGGGCGCGTCAGGATTGCAGTCGGCCAGCAGCTGCTGGTAGGGCATGACGCCGTTGCGCAACCTGGTGGTGATCGACTCCCAGTCCTCCTCGAAGAGCTCGGTCGCCTCGTTGACGTAGGCCAGGTCGAACTCCTTGGACATGACTTTGCTGGCGCGATCGAGACCGCCGAGCAGGATTTCCGAGCCGTTCGGGTAGCGGAAGGCGGGCGCCTCGCGGGCGGATCCGCCGAAGTACTTCACGCCGTCCAGCGGGTGGAGCACCTTGCGCTGATAGGTGACCAGCGCCGAGCCCACCAGGTCCGCGTGGGTCTTTCTCAAAAGGACGCCGCGCATGCCCGCGTGCTTGGAGGCGCAGAGATGCACCTTCTCGAGCAGACTGCGCGTTTTGCCGGTGCCCGCGGGCCCGCTCAGCACCAGCTCGGGGTCGCGCCTGGAGAAGACCTCGAGGCCGGCGCCGAAGGGCTGGTAGCGCACGCGCGTGGCGATCGCCGCCGTCACACCTGGTCCAATGGAACGCCGATGTACTCGCGGATCAGCAGCTCGCCGCTGTGCTCGGATTTTTCGGTCCACTGACCGAGCTCCTGGGCAGCCTGGCGCTCGTGCTCGCGCAGCTCCTTCAGCAGCCCGGTGTCGACGGCATACTCCGCGACTTCTTGGCTGAGCTTGGCTGAGATCAGTACGTCTGCCTCGTCTGGCTCGTCGACGTCGTCGGGATTGGTGGTCGTCGAGTAGACCTTGACCAGCTTCACCTGGCGCACCAGCAGGCCTGTGCTGCCCCCGGGCACATCGGGCATATCCTCCGCGCGGGCCTCGATCACCTGCTGGAGGCGCTGCCAGCGATCGTTCAGCGCGGCCACGCGGTTCTCGCGGCGGGAGATGCCCTCGGCCAGCACCGCGGCGCGCAGCTGCTCGCCTACCTGGTCGACGCGCGCGGCGAACTCGGGGTGCTGCTTCCAGCGCTCGAGCTGCCGTTTCGTGACGCCCGCCTCTTTGGCGATCTCTTCGTCCGTGCGCAGGTCCTCGGCGACCAGCACCGCGGCCCGATCGGAGCGACCAGTCCACTTGAAGGGCGCGTGCGTGGTGACGTTTGGTGACATCGGCTTTCCGAGCTGGGCTCCCAAAAACGCGGGCTGCTTAAAACAAAAAAACCGCCAGATCCCAAAAGTCGGGAAGCTGACGGCAGAGGAGCCGCGCGTGCGCGCGGAATTTAGCTTGAGATGGCGCTGCTCACAACTGGCTCGGAAAACTGGCTGACCGACTCGTCGAGCCAGGTGGCGTGGCAGCGGTCGCACTCGATCGACAGCACGCGCCCGAGCACTTTGCGGCCGCGGTGCTGGACGTAGACCAGGCCGGCCACGCGCGCGCCCAGCGTGTTGGCGCAGCTCGGACAGGCGATGAGCGGGTCTGTGGCCATCGGCGAGGCCCTGTTATGCGCTCGAGCGGACGGCCGCCGGCAGGCTGCGCGGCGCGATCGGCTCAGCCGTTGGTACTCCGCTGCCGCGACGACACTGGGACTCCGTCCCAGACCCTGGGTCTGGCGGTCACTCAACTCGGGGGTTCGGGGACGAAGTGCCCCGATGTCGTCTGCTCAGCCGTTGGTACCCGATTCAGGGCACAGCGACGGATCCCGCATCCCGACCAGGACGGTCGTCGACGAGCCGCGTAGCAGGTGCTGCGCCGCGGTCACGTGCTCTATCGCGTGCTGCCGATCGCCGAGCTCGAGCTGCTTACCGGGCCCGTCGAGCACCGCCAGCGCCAGGCGCAGCTCGAGGACGATGCGCTCCCGGACCTCCTCCGGCAGCACGCGCCACGGCATGTCCCCGCAATTGTGCTTAGAGACCCACCTGGGCTGCCGCGTTGTCTCGGAAGAGATCCGCGTCGCGGATGTAGCGCCTGACCATCTCGACCGACTTATGGCCGGTCTGGGCCATGATCTGCCGCTCGCCGACGCCCGCGATCGCCGCCGAGGTAGCCAGACCTGCGCGCAGCGAGTGGCCAGCGTAGCGATCGGCGTCGAGGCCGGCCGCGGCGGCGAGGCGCTTGACCACGAGCGCCACGGCGCGATCGCAGAGCGCGTGCGCGCCGGGGTGGCCCCAGCGGTCGACCTTGCGGAAGATCGGGCCGCTTGAAACACCCGAGGCCTTCAAATACGCTCTGAGTGCGCGCACAGGGCACGTCTCGAGGTGCTGGCCGTACGGCAGGCCGACCTTGCGACCGTGGCCTTCCTGGTCCGTCTTGGAGTGGCGCAGCAGGATCACCACGCCGGCGCGCGTCCAGTCGAGATCGGCGAGCTCGAGGTGTGTCAGCTCGTCGCGGCGGAAGGCGCCAGCAAAGCCGACCAGCAGCAGCGCGCGGTCCCGCAGCCCGCGCAGCTGGTTCTGGTCAGTCTGGGCGAGCATGGCGCGCACGTCGTCGGTCAGCGCCGCGGCTTTGGCGTCCTGAGCGGTGCCGTGGGTGCGCTTGATGCCCGAGATGACATTGCGCACGGCTGCGACCGAGCAGGGCGAGGGCTCGCCCGTCTGCTTGTGGGCCTGGGCGATCGCGGTGAGCCGACGCTCGATCGTGGCCGGTTTTCTCCCCAGCTGCGCCAGGTGGCCGAGGTACCAGGCGACTGTCTGCGGCTCGGCGGGGAGTGGCTGCAGCTGCTTGGACTGGCACCAGCTGAGAAAATCGCGCCAGTCGGCGGAATAGGCGCGCACGGTGTTGGCCGCGCGGGCCACCCGGGCGTAGTCCGCGGCTGCGTGATAAGCCTCGTCGACCAGCGGCGGCCGGGCTAGTGCGAGGGCGCCATCGGTGAGATGCGCGCGGCGCGGGTCAACTTCCGATAATGAGGTGCTATCGGAAGTTGACTTCCTGCGGTTCATCAGGCTGGCCGTCTATAGCCGATCGCAGGCCTGCTCACAACGTCCGCCCACGCAGCCAGGGACACCAGCGCGGACAGGCCAGCGCAGCGGTTTGCTCCACCGTGAGCGGGCCCAGCCCGCTCGTCAGGCACACCAGGCACACGTACCGCGCGGGCCCGGCGAGGCCTGGGCGATCGTCGAAGTACACCGGGTGAGCGCACGTCGAGCAGACGTCGCGGCCGCGGCCAGCCTGCGGCAGCACGCGTTGCGCCAGGTCGTACCGCTCGCCGTGGAAGCGGTTGACGAGGCTCACCGCAGAAGGGTCCGCTCGCAGCTCGGCCATCTCCTGCTCCGAGGCGGCGTGTTTCTCAGCGAAGGCGATCGCGTCGTCCAGGATGCGGTGCAGCTCTTCGAGCGAGGGGTCGCGCAGGTGATCGAACTGTGGCATCAGTCCGCGTCGTACGGATCGACGACGTCGGGGAAGAAGAAGCGTGCGTCGTCCTCGTCGAGCTTCACGCCCCAGGCGGCGACCTGGTCGGCGGCCTGGGCATAGTCAAGATCGCCGTCGGCCGAGCCGATGTACGCGCGCCACGACCCGCGGCCGAATGTGGCCACGATGGCCACCGCGCCTGGCGTGTTGACCGTCTGACCGAAGTAGCGGGCCATCCGCGCCGGCCGTCCGTTCGCGATCCCGCCTGGGCCCAGGTAATTGCTGGCTCTCAAAAGGCGTAGGCCTCCTCGTTGGCGTAGCCTCGAACGACGGCCGCTGTTTCGCGCGGAACACTGGGAATCCCCGCGGCCGCGGCTCCATACTCCGATGGGCCGGGTTGAACACGGCGCGTCAAGACCGGATCTCCGGGCTGGCGTCGCTCAGGCCCCGGCTCTTCTTCGAGCAACTCTGCGCGCGTACGGTAGCCGCGCTCGACCAGCATGTCGTCGAGCCCCGCCCACGGCACGCACGGGCCGTCCAGCACCACGTACTGGAAGCGGAAGCCCGGGCTAAACGCGCTCTCGGCCCACTCCAGGTGCCAGCCAGGTCCGCGCTGCGGGCCGTGCGCCAGCCGCGCGGCGCGCTCCTCTTCCGCTGTCGGCTTCCCGTCAGTGGCCATCGGCCTGCACCTTCGCGAGCACCTGGTCGATCTGGTCGCAGGCCTCGCGGATCGAAGCCAGGGCGAAGTGCATCCCCTCGGCCATCGCCGCGTAGCGGACCGGATCCTCAC